GGGTCCGCTCGATTGGCACAGAGCGCCTGGGCGCGCTTGAACAAGTCGGCCGCGGTCTCGATCGCGGCGGCGTTGCTCATGGTGGGCTTGCCGCTGAGGATCAGCGCCGCGAGGACGGACAGGTGCTCAGGATTCATGGGCGCAAGTTTAACAAACCACGCACCGAGGGTGGCTCGTCACTTACCGACGAAGGCGATCGGAAGGACCTGGGCGGCGCTGCCCTGCGGCGCGATCAATAGCGGCGTGGTTGCCCGGGCGATCATGGCGTTGCCGACGATGACCAGGCGCAGGCATTGTCCGGTCGGGTTGCCGTTCTGGTCCACGAGCTGCGCCATTAGGTAATTCAGCCCGTCGCTCGAGGCGCAGGCGACACCCGGGATCGAGGAACCCGGCCCCGGAGGACCTTGCGGCCCGGCGACACCTTGAGGCCCAGGAGGCCCGGCAGGACCTTGCGGGCCGGCGACACCCTGAGGCCCAGGAGGCCCGGCAGGACCCTGCGGGCCGGCAGGACCCGCCACTGTCGGGCACATGAACACGCGCACGCCGGTGGAACTGGCAGCCATCAAGCACAGTGTGGTTGCCGGCGGCGGGTTCTGTGCGGGCGCTTGGCGCGCGAGCCCAATACATAGAGCGACGATGCACGCGACCCTCACTGTCGGCCCTCCTGTTCTGCGTCCGCGACGAGCTGCGCGACGTCCTCTTTGCCGATGTACCTGCCCCACAACACGAGCGCCACGACGGCGCATGCCTTGGCGATCTCGACCGCCCTTTTGTTCTTGTCGCCGGCGGCGATCGTGGCGAAGTCGATATTGGCTGCCAACAGGCAAGCGGCGAGCACTCCGAGGAGCGTCGAGCCCTTGTCGCCGTGCGTCATCGTCTTCAAAACACGCCGGATGATGATGTTCTGGAGCACTTGGCTATCGATTGTATCGCTGACCTCACCACCTCTGGGATCGGTTCTCCCGTAAGGTCTTTCGGCTGTGGCAGGTGTCGCATAAGGGCTGGAGGTTTCGTTCGTCCCAGACAGCACCGCCCTGGTCCATCGGGAGGATGTGGTCGATGGATGTCGCGAGCGTGGTACGGCCCTCGCGGGCGCACTCGCGGCAGCACGGCTCATTCGCGATGACCCACACGCGCAGGCGCCGCCATCGCTGCGTGTTGTATACCCAGGCAGTGTCCGCGACTGGACGCGGATCGCGGTGCTTCGCGCAGCGGCCGCCGCCGGCGACCAGCTCCGGGCATCCCTGCTGTGTGCAGGGCGTGGGCAGCGTTCGGGCCACGATCTACTACAGTAGATCGAGCGGCCCGAGGCCGCCCGACAAAGGAGAACCCCGTTTATGCAGCAGCAACCGCCCTTCCTGGTGAACTTCCTCTCATGGGGAGGCCGCCTGGTGCCGGTTCCGAGAGAACTCTGGTACCTGTTTGTCCCGCGCGCCGACGCCCTGCTCATGCTCGAATTCGCGTCCAAGTTGGACCCGAACGCCCAACTGTTCGACGTCCTCGACCCGCGCGCCGCGCTTCCTATCCAGATCTCGCGCCCACAATTCCAGGTTCAGCCGATGAACCCGATGCAGGCGACCGACATCAGCATATACGTCATCCTCGGTAACGTTCCGCTGAAGGGCAGCGGAGGCCGAACCGCGCTGCTGTGCGAGAACGCCGGCTGGCTCGCCGACACCCACGCCGGCATGTATGATTCGCTCGACGCCGAGGCGACCGACATTCAAGGCAACCGCAACCAGCGCTCGGCGCTGTACGCTTACGTTAGTCCGAATGACCCTGCCGACTCCGATTGCTATTGGGCAGATTCGCCTGCGCTCGGAGGCCTCGCCGCGGACCCTTTGCCGGGCCTGGTCGTTACGCCGGCGGAGCCGGTGAAGATGGCGCAGGCCGGCAGACATTAGGCGGCGGCATGACGCCGGTGCAATTCCAGGTTTTGCTCGACTCGCTGCGTATGGATCGCCAGCGCACCGAAGAGCTCTTACTCGCCATGAGCAAACGGCTCGAACGAGCTGAACAACAGTTGGAGGTCCTTCGGATGGATGCAAGCAAGTTAAATGGGGCGATTGAGGCGCTCGGCGCAAACGTCGACAAGCTGATCGCAATGCAGCAGGCCGGCGCGGCTGCGGTGGACAAGCAGGCGCAGGATGCTCTCGACGCTGCGGCGGGGAACGTCGACGCGATCAACGCGAAAGTTACTGCGGTCGTCGGGTCCTAAAACGTAGGGTCAGCCCAGTTCTGAACTCTTCGGGCCTCTCGAGGCGCAGGCAAGGCCTCGGGGGGCCCGCTTTGTTTTTCGGCTTTCTAAGGTGAAGGAATACGCCGGCGGCGCGCCAGCTCCGCTATTTGCTCGGCGAACTCCGCGGCGCTGGTTTGCGTGCGCCTGGGCGGGCTGTCCGACCGGGTGGGGGGTTGGTGCCAGCCAAGCTCCGTGCGCGCGACGTCGCGCGCCGTGTGCGCGGCGGGGCGGACGACGAACGGGCGGCCGGAGCGCTCGCCGGCAACCGGAGGAGGGTCCGGAACGCTCGCGGCAGACCGACTACTCTCCCGCTCGTCATTCGAGCCTCTCAGTTCTATAGAAGGGTCCGCCAAAGTTGGCGGATCTGACCCGACAGAACTGGCGGACGTGCCCACAGGAAATCCACCGGATTTCCACAGGTTTTCCACTTCGGCCGCGGAGGCCGCGCCCACCTCCCCGAGCGGAGTTTTGCACAGGTTTTCCACCGCTTGTGGAAAAAGGGAGAGCTGGACCGGCTGCGGCTCGGGTGGCGGCGCTCCAAAGCACGGATGCGGCAGGAACACGGTGACCTTCGACCGGAGTGCATAGCGGTACTCGCGGCGGATCAGCTTCGCGCTTACAAGCGCCGCCATCCAGCGCTCGACGCTGCGTGTGGACGCATGCAGCTCGCGCGCCAGGTAGTCGACGCTGGCAAAGCACTGGCCGTCATGGGCGGTAAACCTGGCCATCCTTCCGTAGAGCAATGCCGCGGCCTTGGGCATGCCGGGCAGTCGCGCGACGGCCTCTTGAACGAGGAAAGCCTTTTGATGCAACGGGCGGAACGGTGACACGGGCGCTGACAAGGGTCTCGGGCTCCTTCGATCGTAGGTTCGGCGCAACGGGAATGCGTCGCCAGGCGGGCGGCGGGCAGGTGCAGTGCGCCATGCACCCGCCACACCGCTGGCAGAGCAGATTCTCGCGGCAGTCTCCAGATGGCTGGCATTCATCACGGAGAAGCGACAACTTGGCGAGATAGCTCTTGGGAGTCAAATCGCCCACTCCCCGCTGAGATCGGGAACGGGCACCACGAACTCGTGCTCTACGGACGGCCGCTCAGGCTGGACGCGCGGTGTGTGGTTCAGCAGCCACAACACGCTCGTGTGGTGGATGCCGCCCAGGTAATGGCCCACCTGGGGCAGCGAATAGCCGCGATCGCGTAGCCGGGCGGCGGCTTCGCGCTTGGCGGGCATGTAGATACGCGGGCCGCCGCTCCTGCACAGCTCCATCCAGTGGGGCAGCCGGTGCCGGGCGGCGACCTCGCGCAGCAGGCGCAGGACCGCGGGCGGGCGATCGATAGGTGCGCTCTTTCTCACTGGGCACGCTCCTTTCGAATCTCTTCTGAAAACGGGCAGTCCACGAAGTGGATCAAACCCGCCTGGGTGTATGGCGCCTTCGCGCCTGATAAGTGACGGACCCAAAAGACGGTCGCGCCACATTTGCCGCACCTCCCCACATCGCCCACCAGGATCAACAGCTTCTTCATCTGGTCGGCCTGCGCCTGGATGCACTCAACCAGGGGCGGATGCGGAAGGCTGCAGCGTTCGCACATTGGCGACTGTGCCATGGGTTTACTGGCCCTCCTTTGCAAACAATCGTGTGATGGTCAAGCGCTGGCCGTTCTGGTCGGTCCAGCGGCCGGCGCGGTCGAGCAGCGCGACGAACGTTACGGTGATCTCGCGGCCGCTGCGCTCGCGGAATGGGTGCGAGAGCAGGGCGATGTGCGTAAACCCGTCCTCGTTCAACCAGCGCAGGACGAGCCGGGCATACGGAATGCCGACAGGAAGATCCTCCAGCGCGCACAGCTCGAAGCACGTCGCGATCGGTACCCGGCCGGCTTGCCCATCGATCGACACCAGGTCTCCCTTGCCGAACTTCATCTATGCACCCGCCGCTCCCTGCGGGAACACCAGCAGGATCTGGCAGCCCACCCGATCGGGCAAGACGATCTCGGCCGGATAGTTCACGTGAACACCGTTGCACCACCGAATCGAGTCGTCGTGAAGCACTCCAGCGGTTTTTAGGCAGTCGAGCACGGTGGTGAGCATACCGTCCTTGTCTGCCGCAGAGTTGGCGACCTCGAACCGGAAATAGAGCTCCGGGTGCGCGATCGCGCGTCGCGGGCCCCACTGAATCCGGGCCTGGGTCGCAAGGGCCTCGATCGCGCCCGCGGTCTTCTCGTCGTACATGTGCGCCCGGCCCTTCGAGCCGCGACTCCGCGGGCGCAGCTTGTTTTTCTTGGCCGGCACCGGGCCGTAGAGCATGATCAGCACCCGCTCGAGGCCGTCCGCGACGTAGGACGGCGCAACTCCGAGGCGCCGGCGCGGGATCTTTTCAGCGGGCAACGGCCATGACTTGAAATGCATCGGCCCGTTAATCTGCAGGGAATCCCACGCCTTCCGCTCGGCGGCGGCGAGGTCGCATTCAAGGCAGACGCAGCCGGGCTTATGAGGCATCGCGAATCCTCCGAAGCGCGTTCCGGCTGACCACGAACTGAGCGCCGTCCTCGAATTCGATCAGTGCGCTATTCATCGCGCCGCGCACCAAGATGCGGCACGGTTGGCCTTTGCGGTCGAGCACGGGCAGGCCTGGAACACGGAACCGCGGGCCCCAGGCGTAGCGATAGATCATTTGCGCTTTTTCCTCGGTGGGACCGGAGCGCGATCCCCACGGTCCGTATCGTCCCTATACACAGACCTGGCAATAGGTCTTCACTCAGGGCCGCCTTGGCTGCACGGGCGCGCGCTGTGGCGCTGGCGGGTTGGACTTGGGGTGTTGACTATACCGGGCCGCGGGCGCGCTGGCTGGCGCGGACGGGTGGGTGCCCTCCTGGCGGGCCCCGCCCTCATAGCGCACCCACCCGCGGTTAGGCAGCCAGGTGCCCGATTCGCCCTTGCGCTTGGGGTACAGCGACACCATGTCGGTCTTCTGCCCGAACTCCAGGAAGCCGTGGCAGATCTCGCAGATAAGCTCGAAAAAATCAAAGCGCCTTCCCCCCTTCTCGCGCTGGCGCACCCGGAACTTAATCTGCTGCGAGCCGCACAGCCCACACGAGCTGTCCGCGTCCAGAATTTCCTGGACCTGCGCGATCGAGCGGACGAGCTCCTTAACGTTCGCGCCCTCGCACTCGACCGTGAGCCGGCCGTTCAGCGATCTGAGGTGAGCTTTCATCCGTTGGCCCTCCGAAAATAAACCGGCGCGGCGGGAGGATTCCCCAATCCGAAAAAGCGTGCCACCGCGTCGTCGCCCATCCAGCGCAGCCGGATGGTCGGGTCCTGCGAGACAGGCCCGGATGATCCCGTCGCGCTCAGCCGGGTAAAGCTTGCGACTGTGATGTTGCCCGTGCACGGCGTGCAATAGGGGAGCGGCACCCAGGTGCGCTCGACCACGCGCTGGCCGGCGACGCGCTCTAACACCGGCCACCACCGTGGGCCCGGGTGCCGGCAGGGGGGCCCCATAATCACGTCCTCGCCGGGCGCGCTCGCTGGCCGCGGTGTCGACGACTTCGACGCCGCCACCCACGTGCGCCCGTGGAGCAACTCGAACAGGGCACGCGCGCCTGGATAATCCTGGTCGGCGGCGCAGTCTACGCAGAGGATCTGCAGCACCACGGACTCGACCACGTGTCGCGCGATGACGTCCTGGCCGCTCGGACCCAGCATGGTGGCCTCGCCACAGGTCCTGCACGGCACCTCGACTGCGTCCACGGGTGTGCTTTTACCCGCCCGATCGAAGTCTGACTTGCGAACGGCGAGGAGGGTGTTGATGTTGGTGTTGATGTTGGTGTTGATGTTGCCAGGAAGGTTCATTGGATCGTATCCTTGTTCGGCCGATGCTCCGGATGCATATCCATAATCCACGCTTCGAGCGCCGACCATGCCTTCTTTTCCTTGCTATCGGAGGCGACGCCAGCCTCTTTGCGCATCGCGGCCCACAGTCCGTCCAATGCCGAGGAGAGGGCGTCGTTTTCGGACAGCCACACCTGCGACTCCTTGCCGGGCACTTCGCCCGCGATCACGTCGCCCCTCTTGAACCGCGCGCGCAGTTGCCAGCCCGAGACGAAGCCGCCCTCGACGTCGAGCGTGTACGCCTCTGCAGAGACCGGGCCCTGGCGGAACGGGCGCTTGGTCGCCTGATCGGTGTCATATGCTCCGGTGGCCGGATCGGCTTCTTTGTGCTTGTAGCTCGGGTCGCCTGGTCCGGCTTTATCGTCCACCAGAATCAGCGGCTTCTGATGCGGGCGCAGCGTTAGGCGAAAGCCCTCCTTGTTCAGCTCGGCGAGCTTGTGGAGGAGCGCCAAGAGCTGGTCCTCGCCCTCGGGCAGGTGGACGCGCATCGAGAGGAACATGCCCTTCTTCTCCTGCCGGAAGAATGCCACGCGGGCGACCTTCTCGGTCTTGATCTCGATGTCTGCGCCGAGCTTCGTTTGGAGAACCAGGTCCGCCGCCAACTCGCCGTGCAGCGTATAGCGGCCGTCGAATGGGTGCGGGTTGCCTCGGCCGTCGAAGAGGTGCGCGCTCTCCAGGATTGCCGCGGCCTCGCGCGTGATTGGCGCCTCAAACACCACCACCGGCTTAAAGAAGCGCTTGGTGGGCGTCATCGAGACGTCCACCGTAGTCGCGTCCTTCAGGTCTAACTGAGTGAGAAGTTTCACTTACGGCCTCCCTTCTTCTGCTGTGCGGCCTTCTTGGCGACAGCGGGCTTTGTGGCTTTGCCGGCGGCTTTCACCTGCGACGCGACCCGGTTGGCGATCGCGACGGGATCTATCTTCAGGCCTGCCGCGATCTCGTCAAGCAGAGTCTTGGACGCCTTGATCCATGGCGGCTGCGGTTTGAGGTCCGTGCCGAGCGCCAGCACGAGCTGCGATAAAGTGTCGCCGCGGAGCTTCAGCTTCCTGGCCAGCGTTTCGGCCGGGTCCGGATCTTTTTCGGCGAGCTCAACCTCGGCGAGTGCAGCGATCGCATTCGCCGCGCCGGGCGACAAAGAGCACTCTTCGAAGCGCGCGCCCAGCGCGGACAGGACGATGTCCCTGTGCTGCGCGGGCGTCAGCTTGTCGAGTGCACGGGTTACAGTCACCCGGAGGAGCTCGATGCGCGCGGCTTCCGCGATCTCCAGCCTTCGCTCCTCCGCCTGCTTGCGTCTATTGCTCTGTGCGAGCGAGCGCTTATCCAGCGCCGACGTAGGCCGGTGGACCGGGCAATCCTTCCGCGCGCATACATCCAGGAGCATCCCGATCCGATACTTCGAGTAGTGATCGCCTTCCGCGACGACCAGCGCCTTTTGCTGGTAATCGCACTTCTTGCCGCCCACAGAGAAAGAAGTGACATCGACTACACCCGCAGGCATCTTGGCCTTCCAACCGCCGGCGACCTGGAGGATGTGCTTACCCTTCGATCCCAGGCGAACCAGCTCGTTCTTGACGAAAGCCTTCTCCTTTTCGGCGTAGCACGCACGATCGCCGCAGCGCTCGTCGCCAGGCTTGAAGTCGTCGAACAGGTGCGCGTTCGATCCCGTTTGCTTGGGGCAGGTGGTGCAGGCTCCTCCGGGAAGCCGCGCGTCGCTCTTGTCCCAGGGTGCGGAAGCGAGGTCAAGGTAGACGTGCCGGCGAATCCATCCGCCGAGCTCTCCGACAGAGATCACACGCTTGGGTCCTTCGACGAACTTCCCGCCCACCAGCTCCTCGGTCGCTTCGAAGCAGCGCTTGAACGCCTCCTGCTGATCGGCGGGCTTCAGGCGCGCGAGCGGCACGGCGTGCGATATTCCGAAGCCGCCCTCGCCGGCGAGAAACGCCTGCTTTATGGGCGTAATCAGGTTCGCCAGCGCCAGGCGCCGGTACACGTAGCTCGGGTCTTTGCCGATCTTTTCCGCGATCATCTCGGGCGTGTACTTGGCCACCTTGATCAGGCGGAAGAACCCGTCGCCCTCTTCGAGAGGGTGTACATCCTCGCGCTGGCAATTCTCGATGGTCAGGACCTCCAGGAACTCGGTGTCCTCCATCGGCCGGATCCGGCAGGGCACGGTCACGAGCTTCAGCTTCTTGGCGACGCGGAAGCGCCGGTGCCCAGCCGCGAGCTGGAACCCGGAGCCATGCGGGCGGACCACCAGCGGCGTGATTATTCCGTGCCGCTTGATCGAGGCCTCCAGCTCGGCCATCTTCTGCACGTTGTAAAGCTGGCGCGGATTCTCGCGCGCTTCGGAAATACGGTCGAGCGAGATCTCCTGGAACGCGGCCGCTGGCGGCGTCGCGTCCATGGTGGTGGCTTCTGGCATACGGTTTGTCTCCTTGTTTGTTTGGGCCATTGAGAAAGCCGGCCCGATCGGGTGCAGCGCGCGCGCCAGGAGCCCGTCCGAGAACACGCACCGAGACAGAGCTGCGCCACTGCACCCGGTCGCGCCGGCCTTTTCAGCGCGAGTAGGGTGGGCGCTGGCGAGGTGGCCACCGCCGGCTCTTCGAGGCCAGGCTATAGACCAGCGCAAAGGCCAGCAGCGCTCCGATGCCGGCCCCGACGTGTTTCAGGACGTGGATCATCGGGCAGGCCTCCGCACGCGGCGCGGATCAGGAAAGTGCTCCTCGAGATAGACCGATACGGCCACGCGCACCATGTCTTTGACCGACGAATCGTCCAGCGCCGCCGCGGCGCGCAAGCGCAGCAGGAGCGGCAAAGGAAGCTTCACTTGCAGTAGCTTTTCGGGTGTTATGGGTTTCATACTCCGCATACTTTTGCGGAGTCATGGTACCACGCCGAGGACGGGCTAAGAGTGGAACTGCCGAAGAAGCCACTCCAGGGCGAAGTGGACGATCAGACCGCCCACGGTGATGCCGCCCGCCCAATACGCGAGCCGTACCTGGACGCGCTTCATTTCCTCGCGCAGAGCGTTGAGGGTGCCGACCACGCCCAGGTCCGAGATCATCTTCTCGACGTCGGTACGCGAGATCGACAGACGCTCAAGGCTCGCCAGGCGGCCCTCGACCTGATTGCCGTCGCGATCGAAGTCGCGGCGCAAGCCGTCGAGGTCGCGCTGCATGCCTTCCGTGAGGACCACCAGGCGCACCAACATATCGTGGTCGCTCGCCATGGATTCGACGCGCCCACCTCCGATCAGATCACTCATTTCCGTTTCACGAAAGTCTAACAAGCCGACCGCTGCCGCCGCCATTCGGCAAGGAAGATGCGCGGTGCGCCGGCAAGTGTTTCAAAACGCATAGGAGCCCAGGCCGCCGCAGTCGTAGCTTACCGGTCGCAGCGTGGTGAACTTTTCAAGGAACACGGTCGTCACCCGCGGCGTGCCAACCGCGCTTCGGATGCCCCACCAGCCGTTCGCCAGGTCGCCATCCGTCCAGGGCTGGCCAGGCCGGGCGACTGCCGTCTCCGAGACGTTCTGGCGGCAGACGTAGCTCGATGTGAACGTGTACGGGAGGATGCCGCCCACGGTGCCGCCGATCGCGGTAATCGTGGCGGTCGACGGGTTCGCGCGCACCACCAGCTCCAGCGTCGCCGGCAGACTCGCGCCCTTCAGCACGGCGTTGAGCGCGATCCCCATATTCCGCCCGAAGCAGGGCGTCGAGGTGAGCTGGAACAGATCGACCATGCTGGGCGCGCCTGGCTCCAGGTAGCTGTGGTCGCCGTCCGGGAAGCCGACCACCGCGTTCTGATCATTCACACACTGATAGTCCGCGGTCGCCGGATGGCCGTCCGAATTATTAGGCGATCTGGTCCACTGCGGGTGCGTGGCATCCGCCCGCGGGCGCGCCAGAACCACGCGGCCGGGCCCGAGCCGGCCATTGTTCAGGCTGCCCTGGCCATCGGCGATCGCGAAGTCGTCGACGTCATAGCCGGTGTTGTTCCGATTCGGGCGCCACATCCAGGTGAAGCGATCGGCGTATCGGGTCGGTCCATTGGCCCACACCACGTTAGTGATGTGAAGCTGGCGCGCGTCGTTGATCCAGACCTCGACGAGCCGGCCGCTCACGTCGACGACCAAGTCGATCGACGCCCAGGTGCCCACCGGCAGAACCACCGGCGCTATGCCGATGAGAGAGCCGCGATCCGCGCCGCCGTCTCCTCCCGTATAGCAGCGGAGCTGGCCGAACGCGTCGATCGCCAGAGAGAAGATGGGTCCGCCGAGCGTCGTCGAGTCGAGGCGCAGCATCTGGCCATCGCCCCAGCCCAGCGCCGAAAAGAAGGTAATCGGTTTGAGCGCGAAGGAGATGTACCACTTCGGCTGCGCGTCGAAGTCCCAACTGCACTCCGGGAAGTATGTGCCAATCAGCCCCATCCGGCCGGCGTTGCCGCCAAAGCGCCCGGGCGAAGGCTGCAGCGAGCCGGGCTTCGAGCCGGCCACGTACTTGAGCCGCAGCGTGTTCTCCGGGTAAATGCTCGCTACAGAACCCCAATCAAAGCCGTCGATCGCGCGCAGCATCAGTAGCTCACTCGGATCTGTACGGTGACGTTTGCTGCGTTGGTCGGGTTCGAGCCTTTAACAGAGTAGGAGGCGACGACCTTGAGGAGCTGGTCCTTGAACAGCCAGGTCGGTGCTGGGTCGCTGGCGAGCGACGTCCAGTGGACCAGCGTGGACGTGCCGGCTGGAATCACCAGCGGCGACGAGAAGATGCTCACATTGTCGGCCAGGATGTCGATCAGCAGGTCCTGAGCTGTGGGCGGTACCGGAGTCACCGCGACCACTTCCTCGATCGTGCCCGAGGCGCGCACGATGTCCAGGTTCGAGTCGACGACGCCCGCTGCGAGCGAGCCGCTGGGAGCAAGGATAAACGTGGGCCACAACGCCTGGTCGAGCGGAATGGCGTTCTCCGTGCGCGCGAGGAGGCGCTCCATGTACTTGACCGAGTTGCCGAGGTCGGTGGTGGTCGAGGCCTGGACGGTCCAGCGGAAGAAGGTCTGCCGGCGCGCGTCTCCGGATGCCAGGCTTCCTTTGCCGGGCTGGCTCGCGCCCGAGACGCTCGTAATCAGCGCCGTGGTCGCCGCCAGGTCCATCGTCGGAATGTCGATCGATAGGCGCTGGCCAACCGCGAGGCCTGGAAGGTCGGTGTCGAACTGGATCAGCTTCGGAACGCCGCCCGAGCGATCCAGTACCGCCTGGGCGATCGCCTGCAGGTCGCTCTGCAGGGAAATGTTCTTCACCTGCTCAACGGCCTCGTACACTCCGCTGCCGCACGTCCCGGTGCCCGGCCCCGGAGGAGCGAGCGGATCGCCCGAGACTTTCGCCACGCTCTGCTCCTGGGCGAGGTAACTGATCTCGACCACGTCGCCCGCGACCGGATCCGGCGAGGTCGCTGGCGGCGGCGGAAACGGGTTCGCGTTCTGCGCGTTTGGAGGCACCAGGTACGGCGAGCCAGGGAAATACCACCACACGTGCTCGAGGTCGATCAACTGCGTCCCCCTGTAGACCGGCTGCGCCACGCCGTTCACCTTGAGAGAAGTGATGCCCAGGATATTGAACTGCGTGATGATCGAGCCGAACAGGAACCCGCGCGCCTGCGCGGCCGCCTGGGGCAGCGTGTAGGTTTCGGTGACGCTTACGCCCGCAGGTCCCGAGCTGCCGGGCCCGGCGATCGCCGGCGCGACCTTCAGATTCGACACCGCATACTGCACGTTGCGGTAGTCGAGGAGCGTGGCGGTGACCGTCAGCGCCCGATAGTTGCCGCTGTTCTCTCCGAGCGAGAACGGCGCGGCCGGCAGATTCGGCAGCAGCGGCGTATTTAAGTCGCCGTTCACGTCCACCCACCAGACGCCGCCGGCGTCGGTCATGATTGCGTCGAGAGCCTTGGTGACGGTGTTGAAGAAGAACACCTGATCCGCAGAGAGTGCGCCCAGCGTGGCGGGCACGTTATTCGTCGTGATGCCCTCGCCGTTCAGATAGTTGGCGACTATGTCGCGGATCGCATCGGCCGCGTCCATGCCGGCCGGGTAAGTCTTCTGTGCGCTCACCACGCGGTGGTCGCAGATTCCGCTCTTGTCGACGCAGGAGCAGTGGATCACCACCACAGAGCTTCCCGAGATGCGTTCGAGCTGGACAGAATTGAGGCAGCCCGCAAACAGCTTTACGCCGTTCTCGATGTACTGCACGGTTTGCCCGAGCGCCGGCAAGTAGCCGTCCGCCGCCCACAGGTCGAACGAAGCTGACCATCGCCCGAGCGTTTGGCTCTGGATAGTCGGAGGCTGCTGCGTTGCGCCCGAGGCGCTGCCCGAGGCGGCCGGGTTGGTCGCTCCGTTGCCGGCGAGATACGAGGAGCGATCGCTCCCTCCGATGTACAGGAAGGTTCCCGACTGGCCGCCCGTGATCGTCGGGTACCCGACCGCCCCGTCATAGATTGCGCCGGCGCCGGCGATCAGCTTCGCACCGCCGCGCACGGTTGCCCCGCCGAAGGCCTCGGCAGTCGCAATCCCCGCAGGCAGAATGCTTTGCACCAGCGCCACTGTCGGGCGGCCGAAGGCCTCGGCGCTCGCGATCGCTACCGCGATAAGCGTCTGCTCGACATCCACGAAGGCGACACCGAAGGCCTCGGCGCTTGCGATCGCGCCAGCCCCAGATACCGGTCCTGTGACCGTGGGAACTCCGAACACCTCGGCTGGGCCGATGCCTACCGCGTACACCGGGCCGACGACGCGCGCCGTGCCGAAGGCCTCGGCGCTCGCAATCGCGCCGGCATTGGCAATCCCTGCGGCGATGTCCGCGGTGCCGAAGGCCTCGGCGCTTGCGATCGCGCCGGCTCCGGCGACGGGTCCTGCGACATGCAGCGTACCGAAGGCCTCGGCGCTCGCGATACCCGATGGCGCGATGGTCGCCGCGCCGGGCGTGACGGTGGGCGTGCCGAAGGCCTCGGCGCTCGTGATGCTACTCGGCTTAACGGATAGCGTGAAGCTGGGGTTCCCGAACGCTTCCGCGCTGGCGATTCCTGCTGGAACGATTGTGACGGGGCCGGGCGTCACCGTGGACGTGCCGAAGGCCTCGGCGCTGGCGATGCCAGTCGGCGTGATGTTGAGCGCCGCGGGCGGGCCCTTCGCTGCCACCCTCTTGCGCCGGTAGATCCCGTAAGGGTTCGCGTACTGCTCCAGGACCTCGGCTGGCGAGAGCGCTCGCAGCCACAGCCGCGCCGTGGCGAACTTGCCGTCGATCACCGTGGCCAGGTCGTCGCGAGCGCCGATGATCAGCCGGTTGCCGTTATCGGGCGATGCCGGGCCCGAGCCGCCCGCGGTGTCCATGGACGCCGTCTGGACGCCGTTCACAAACGATCGGATGTGGTTCGGACCGATCGAGGAGTCCGACCAGGCCGTCATCACGATGTGATTCCACTTGCCCGCGACCAGGCCGCTGGTCGTCAACTGGTTGCCCCACATGAAGTGGTGCAGCACGCCCGATCCGTCCACGTAAGCGTCGAACGAATTACCGGCGTTGCCGCTCGTGTTGGTAAGCAGCCCGTTGTAGTTGCGAAGCGAGTTGAACCACACCCAGACCTCGGTGGTCAGTGCCGTCACGCCGGCGAGCGAGAAGTTGCTGTTGTGCGTGATCTGGACGTACTGGCTGGATGCAGCCGCGAGCTTCAGGTCGAGCCCGCGCGAGGCCGTCTCCCACTGTCCGCTCGATGCGTTCTGGAGCGCGCCGTCTCCGTACCGGCGCGAGTGATCAAATACCTTGAGGCCGCCGCCTTCGTTAAACTCCCACGCTCCAATGAGCAAGAGGGCGCGCGGGTGCGACCAGTTGACGGGCGTTCCAGCGGGCGGTTTCTGTGGCGGTGTCCAGAGGGCCATCGCAGGCCCTCTCTACGTCGCTTGCTGCTGGACGCCCTGGTACCAGGACGAGCCGACCGAAGCGTCGAGCGTCGCCCCGCTCTTGTTCTCGATGATGATGCCCCAGTGGTCTGGCAAAATCCCGCCGAACGCATTGGCCACCGAGAACGGCCCCGCCTTGTAGGTGGTCGAGTTGGCCACCACGTTGATGACGCCGATCAGCCTCGCGTTGGTCGGGCTCGTGAGCGTGATCGCGGCGTCCGTGCCGGTCGCGCCCTCCGTGTAGGTCGTGCCGCCGTCCGCCGTCCCATAGGCGTAGACGTTCACCGTGCCGGTGCTCGAGGTGGAGGCGCTGGCGCTCTTGACTGTGACGAACACCAGGGCGTCGAGGAAGAGGTTGGTGGTGTTATCGATCGCGGTCGATGCGCGGGCGCTGTTGTTGCCAAGCGACGTGATCGTGCACGTGATGGCCTGGTTGCTCGTGCCGTACTTCGCCTCGATGGTCGAGATCAGGAACAATGGCGCGAGCGCGAGCCAGGCGGCGGCGAGTAGCTTGATGAACGGCCAGGCGATCCAGTGCATGGGGGCTTCCCGGAATTTACGCCGGCACGAGGAGAGCAGGTCCCTGGACGATTTGCGGCTCGCCGAAGATCACTGGCAGAATCCACCCGAGCCCGGCCTTGATCAGATCGAGGACCTTGCCGCCGCGAACGAGGGCGGCGTCTTCTTCGCTGAGCTGCTCGCACAGCTTGAAGATCTTGTTCGAGCCAGTGTCCCAGGTGACCGTGATATCGCCGCCGTTGGGAGTCACGGGCAGGCCCGTGGCCGTGTCCATGTTGAAGATCAGCGGCGAGGTCGCGTCTGTGCCGGTGTCCTTGTAGCCGATCAAGTAGGCGGCTGCCGAGCCGCTCACCGCGGAGAAGGTCAGAGTCGCGGCGTTGAACACGCCGAGCGTCGAGGACTTCGAAGCGAGGTTGGGACTGCGGGCGATGATCGCGCCGCCAGGAATGTCCGAGACGTACTGGTCCGAGTTGATGGCCAGCGTGTAGCTCGATGAATTCGCGAGCAGACATTTGATGTTGTCGGTCAGGATCGCGATCGAGCCTTCGAGGAAGGCCTGCCGCCCCTTGCCGTAAAGCTGGTTTGCCATTAGTTGCCCCTCCCGATGTTCTGGATTCGGCCGGCAGCGCGGGCGCGCTCGGCCTCGTGCTCCTTCTGCGTCAGGACCTCGTGGATAACTCCCTGATCGAGGCGCAGGCTGGCAATGATGCGGTCGCACTTCGAGTGCATCTCGCGCAGCTCCTCGATGGTCTTGTCTTGCAGCTCTTCCTGGAACACGGCTCAGCTCCTTTCGGAACTGCGCCAGCGCTCCGGATGGGGTTCGAAGTTGGAGCCTGGGTTAGGCCTCGGCGCTCCTTCCGGGTCCCGTCACCGTCTCGGAGGAGAACGGCCTCAGTCGTCGGAAGCGTCCATCGTACTAAATCCGCAGACCTGCCTGGGTCCTCAGCGAACTGATAAACAGCCCGACGAGCTGCTGGGCGGGCTGGAGCGAACTGATCACAGCGCCCGGAAGATTCACCGTGACGCCCGCGCTCGCGTTCGTGACGCCCGTGACGCCAGCGATCGAACCGAAGCCCGGCGCAGGCGCCAGCGGCGAAGGAAGCGCCACGCCTCCGAAGCTGCTGGTGAAGCCGAACGAGCCAGGACCGGTCGCGGAGGCCTGCGGCAGACCGCCGTTCTCCGGAAACGCGCCTCCTCCTGGGCCTGCGACCACCAGGAACGGACTGGTTACGCCGAAGGCGCCCGGGCCCGAGGCGCTCCGCTGGGGCAGACCGCCGTTCTCCGGAAGCCCGGTGCCGCCGCTGCCGAGCTGCGTCTGGAACGGGCTCGCGGAGAAGGTAGACGCCGCCGGCGCGGAGGCCTGCGGCAGACCGCCGTTCTCGACCAATCCACCGGAGCCCTCGGGCTGTGGCCCCAGTCCGCCGCCCTGCCCGACAGTTATGGTGATGCTCGGCCCAAACGGCGAGCCGTGCCGGCCCACGGCCGCGCCCACGTTGTCGAGGTTCTGGGAGAGCGCCTTCGCGCTCAGCGCCGTGCCGTCCATCGACTGCGAAGCGTCGCCGGCGGCGTTGCCAAGATCCTCGACCTTGCCGGCGCTTTCGGCTTGGGCATGGAGCTGCTGCGACTGCTGCGACGAGGTAGACAGGCCCGTGCCCTCCGCGAGCGCCGTCGCAATGACATCCAGATAAGACTCCGACGTGTCGGCGGCAGAGAGCAGATCCGACAGGTATCCGAGGACCTGGCTTTGATAGCTCTCGGTGGAGCTTCCTACGTCCGTTCCCGCGCCCAGCATCTGGTCGAGGTCGCCCTTGATGCCGTCGAGGTCGCCGGCCATGGTGTGGAGGTAATCGGAGAGCGTGCCGAGCTCGTAGTTGCGAATATCGGTCACCGCGAGGGCCAGCAGGTGAGTGTCGGGCACCAGGCCCGATCCGATGAACATATCCAGCTCGCGGGTGTTGGTCTCGATCTGCCCGAGGGTCTTCTCCATGTGGGCGAGCTGGAAGTCCTGGATAATTCCGTTGATCACGTCCAGGATTCCGGTGATCACGTTGAGCGTAGAGGAAAGCATGGTGCCCACCTGCGAGCTGGCGAGCGCGCCGGACTGCCCCGCGCCACTCGCCGCGCCCGCCGCGGCGGTACCTCCTGCGCTGGCAGCCGCCGACGTCGCACTCGCGCCGCCCCCACCGGCGATTCCGAACAGCGAATTGAACAGCTTGTTAAAGTCCTGGAGTGCACCAGTGTCCGCGAGGATCGCGTCCTTGAGCTGGCCGAGCAGAAAGTTGGTGACCAGTTCAGCGAGCTTCTTCTCGATGTCTGTTATGGTGCTCGACCAGGCCTTGCCAAACGACTCCGTGCCGGCGATCGCGTCTCCCAGGTGGGTGCCGAACTCGGTCCAGGTGTCCGAGAACACCTTGGTAACGTTCTTGTACAGATCTGAAAGAGCGTTCGTCTGTTCGTACAGCAGACGTTGCTGGACGTTGATGGCCTCCAGCCGCTCCTGCAGCATGAGCTGTGTGTCAGCGCTCGCGCCCTCGAGGCTGTTCAGCTCCATCTGGTACTGGATCTGCTGCGCCTGGACCTGAAGGATTCGCTCCAGCGGCGCGCCCAGCGATTCCAGCTTGGCCGCCAGCTCGCCCGAGGCGGCCACCAGTGCGTTCAATCCGTCTACCGAGTCTTTGCCGAGCTTGGCCATGTCGCTCTGGAACTTTCGCCAGGCCTGCTCGACGTCGGCCTCGCTCACGATCCCCGACTGCGCGATGAGCGCAAAATCCTGCTGTGCTTGCGCGGCCGTATCGTCGAAGCCCTTGCGCGCGCCAATGCCCATGCGGTCGAAGGCGCCGGCGATATCATCGATCGGCTGTTTAAGCGCCGCCGCATTGAACGTCATCAGGAACTTCTCAAAGGACTGGTTGGCCTTGGCCGTATCGTCCGAAATCCGAAGCGTGAGCTCGTCCAGCTTGTCCTGGTAGAGCTGCCAGACCGAGTCCGATGCGAAGTCGCGGAGCTGCTGCTGCTCTGCCTGAAGCGCTCCGATGATCTGCTGGCCGGCATAACTGAACGCCAGACCACTTTCGTTTGCCTTGTCGATTGCCCGCTGCAGCTCGTCCTCGGCGCGATTCAAATTGAAGCCCTGCGAGAGCGCCTCCTGAAATCCGGCGAGTGTCTGGGGCATTTTGCCCATCAGGTCGAGAATGCTCTGCCACTGCGAGTAGAACCGTGTGTTGACGTCACCGAAGCTGGTGCCGAACTCGGTCACGTCGCCGACCGTTGCGCGCAGCCCATCGTGCATCTGGCTGATGCCAGCGGTCGCGTGCGCGAGCCAGTTCTGGAAGTCCGCGGTCACCGTAACGGCGCGCTGCGTCTCGTTCGCATAGTCGCCTGTCGCCGAGGCCAAGTCGCGCAGCGCATCGCCTTCCTTACCGGCCTCGCCGGATCCGGTGCCAAGAACGGCCGGCGTTTGATCGCCCAGCGCGCCTCCTGTCGCGGTGTCGAAGGACGGAAGGAGCCTCGGAATGTCCTTAAGAGCGTTCACCACCTTGTCGGCCCAGTCGAGCAGGCGCGCCAGCCCGCCGATCGCGAAGTCCAACACTGGTTCGGCGTCCGCCTTCAGGTGGTTCCAGAACTTGCCCCAGTCGTCGGCCAGCGTAGCGACGCGCTCGCCCTGCTCGCGGATGGTCTCGCTCGTAAGCGCGAGGTTGCCCTGGAGGTTCTGAAAGTCGAGCGAGCCGCTGCGAATCGCCTCAGTGATGGCGGCCGCGCCTCGACCGAAGGCTGCCGCGCCGATCTGGAACGCCTCGCCCTCGCTTGACGCGTTGCGGATGGCTTGCTGGAGCTGCTCGAGGCCCTCGATCGGGTCCGCGATACCGGCTTTCGACATCGAGAGCAGGGCTTTCTGAAGGCCCATGATCGCGGTCTCTGCAGGAATGCCAGCCTTTTCGAGATCGCCGATCATCGACGCCGCGTCCTCGATCGAGAAGCCGAACTCGCGCAGCGCCGAGCCGAACCTGGTTACATCGCTCTCCAGCTCGCCGATCGACGCGCCCGATGCCTCGCGCACGGCGTTGAAGAAGTCGAGGAGCTGCGTCCGGTCCTCCTCGGGAACCTTCCAGCTCGCAAACATGCGCGCCGAGTCGGTCGCGATCTGCGAGGAGCTTTCGCCGGAGATGCGCGCCAAGTCTAGGATCTGGGTGGCGAGCTCGCTCAGCTCGGGCCCGGTCTCGCCCAGTCGCTGGTTGAGGATGCCGATCACCGAGGCCACTTCCTGCGCGCCCTGCGGAACCTCGGTGAACACTTGGTCGAAGGTGCCCTTAAGCGATGCGAGCGCATCGCCCGTCGCGCCGGTGTCCGCGACTATCGTCTTGGTCGCCAGCTCGAACTGGTCGGCCCATTCGACCACCACCCTGAAGATCTCGACGCCCGCGACGGCACTGACGAGGCCGAGGACCGCCTCCTGCAGCTCGCCCAGGGTCGCCAGGCCCTCTGTCGCCGTCTCGATGAACGTGGCCTCGCTTGCGGACGCCTCGGCGAGCGCCGGCGAGAGCGAGTCCGAGGCTGTGACCGCCAGCGATCCGAACGCCTCGTCCACAGCGGCGATGCCCTTCGTGTCGAACAGCGAAAGCTGGGCGTTGACCTCGCCCAGCGCTCCGGATGCCTGCTCGCCGAACAGCGAGAACTGCTGCGCGGCCTGGCTCATGACAGTAGCCGAGCGGCCCACGCCCTGGAAGGCCTCGTCCAGCTTGTCGCCCGACGTCGTGGCCGTGGCAGCCAACTCCTGTAGAGCTTCCTTGCCGTCTCCGAGCGATGCGCGGAACTGGCTCCAGCTCGGGCCATCCACTCCAAACCGAAAGATCAGATCACGAATTAGGCTCATGGCGATACTCGATCCTTATGCCGGCTGTCTGGTCCTCGAAGCCGTGCTCCGGGTTGGCGGCGAGCATGCCGAGCGCCCGCGCGAAGGCGAGCGGATCTTCGGGCATCTCGTCATAAGCCGGCGCTTGCTCAAGCGGCGGCAGGAAGTCGTCGAGCACAAACGGCGTGGGGTTCTTGTCGCGATCGCGCCAGCCTTCGGCAAGGAACCAGCAGACGTGCGCGGAAAGCCGGTAGCGCTCGCGGTTGTGGCGGCTCAGGAGGTCGCCCAGCTCGCGCGGCTTGAGGCACCAGACGAACTCCGGATCGAAGCCTGCGTCGACGACGCCGCGGAGCCACAGCTCGTATGGCGTTAAGCCTGGGTCTGCTTCACCAGCTCCGCTAGTTTTTTTTCCTGCGAGCCGACCGCGTCCTCGTGCGCCAGCCGCCAGCAATCGACCAGGTACGGGTACCAGTCCGCGCCGAGCGCCTGGATCTGTTCGAGTGTAATGCCCTCGGGCGGCGTGCCATCCGGAGCGTGGAGGCCGATCCAGATCAGCTCTGGAATCTCCGCGCCCAGGCTTCGCAGGCCGCGGCGCAGCTTGCGCTCGTCCATAAGGGCGTAAGAGCGCAGGGTGTAGCACAGCTTGCGCTCGACGCCGTCGTCGAGCGTGATCAGCAGGGAGGGCGAGGGCTCCGTGAAGGGCCGCGGCGGAGCGAGCCGCGGCCGCAGGATCTTCGGTTGCGACATGATCCGTCAGTATACGGCGCACGTCGCATCTCGCGTCAACTAAGCGCCGGATCCGGTGCCGACCTGGAGCGTGGTCTTCTTCATGACCTTGATCGTCACGGTCGCGCGCAGGGCGCCTTTCACGGGCGCTTGGCCCTCGAAACCCACCACGACGCCCTGGAATGCGAGCCGGCAAACGGGCGAGGTGTAGGAGAACTCGATCCGCATGTTGCGCTTGGCGCGCTGGTCCAGCAGATATTTGAGACCACCCGCCTTCGTGCCCACGACAGTAGCCGTTTCGTTCTGGCTCTCCTCGTTCGGGTCGAGCAGGATCGGAAATTTGGCCTCGCCACTGTCGATCATCGTGGAGATGTAATCGAAATAGTGGTCGGTCTCATCCTGCGAGCTGACGTCCAGCACGCTGGCCTTGATGGCTGGCAGCGTGATGTCTTCGAGCCCGAGAACCTTGAAGAATTGTTCGGTCGGCGATCCGCCATCGCCGATCCAAAGGAAAGTGTTCTGCGACGCGTACTTGACGTTCATCCGGAGTGGCCCCCAATCGCTTGTCGATTAGTTGCCCCGAGCGCGCCAGTCCCGAGGGGATCGTCGCGGCGCGCCAGCTCCGGGAAGATCAGCCGAAAGTATAACGCAGAGAGGGCTTCCTGTTTTTCGATCTGATTTGAGGCGGTTCACTCGGGGTCGGCTGTTCGACGGACAGGCCAAAAGCCGGCGGTCTCGAACAGCCCCCCGATCCCTGCTATTTCGGAGCAGGGGTGAAATCGACGTAGAGAACGTCGCCCGGCTCGAAATTCACGTTGGGGTTATCCCAGGTGAACTCGATCGTTCCGGACGGCGTGGCCCTCGCGAAGGAGGCGTTCTCCTTGCTGAGGCCGTCGTCGTACTGCGCGTCCAGCTTAACCCGCCGCATGAAATAGGCATCGGCGGCCTTGGCCGTCTCGGGCGTGTTCTTGGTGTAGGCAGTGACTTCTCTCACGACGAACTTGCAACGGCATCGCATGACCCAGGATCTTAGCATTTTCAGCGCAGGCACAGCGCGCGCCAGATGTCGGCGACCAGATCCTCGAACCGGCACCACCCGGTGTAGATAATCAGCCGCAGCGGGCGTCGGGTACGGATCAAGACCCAGCGGCCGCGCGGTGGCCACCGGGACGTCACCTCCTGACTCCGTGGATGATGCAAATGCTCGGGGCATGGTGGAACGGTCGGACCTGAATCCACCACCAGGCTTCGCGGTAGAAGCGCCCGACCAGATCCCGGAAGGAGTCGATCGTGAAATCGTGCCGGTGGTGCGGGTTTACTCCGACCGTAGGAATGACCGGAACACTGACGACCAGCTCCGGAATGGTCCGGGCGGCGACCTGCAGAAACAGCTCGGGTCGCTCCAAGTGCTCCAACACCTCCAAGGCGCAGCAGATATCGAAGTGGGCCGTTCGGGCCAATGCGCGCAGCGCGGTCTCCGTGGGCCGGATCTGCAACCGCTGAAACCCCACCATGCCATAACGCTCCTCCGCGAGCCGCATGGCCTGCTCCGAGGTGTCTACTCCAAGCACGCTGTGGCCGCAAGAACGCAGCAGGGCCGTGCCATAGCCGACGCCGCAGCCGAAGTCGAGGATCTTGCGCTCGGGGCCGGCAACCAGGGCGGCGAACTGGTAGCGCTCGAGGTGGGCTCGCTTCTCCCAGCAGTCCGGGCATCGGTCATAATCGAGCGCGCCGCCATCGTCCAGGATGTAAGGCGCCGTGCTGGTATCTTCGATCACTATGCGACCTCCTCTTGCGATCGTGCCAGTCTACAACGAGGCCGACATCCTCCAGTGGACGCTCGCACACCTCCGCGCGAACGGGTGCGATGTGCACGTCCTCGACAACTGGAGCACCGACGCCAGTTGGGAGATCGCCAGGAACTTCGGCCGCCGCGAGCGATACCCGGCTGCCGGGCCCGACTCGTCTTGGGACTGGACGGGCATGCTCAAGCGCATCGCCGCCATCGCCAGAGAGCGCCAGGGTTGGGTCCTCTTCCACGACGCGGACGAGATCCGCACGCCACCGCTTGAATGGCTTGGAGCGCTGCTCGACGGCGCGCTGCGCTGGGTCGAGGAGCAGGGCTTTAACGCCGTGCGTTTCAAGGTGTTTGAATTTCCGCCCGTCAACGACGACTACCGCGGAGATCCGGCCGCGCACTTCCGGTGGTACCGAGTGCCGCGGGTCGATGGCCGCTTGCCACACGTCAAGGCCTGGCTGCAGCGGCCAGGCCAGCTCGTCGACCTTCACACGCAGGGCGGCCACGAAGCGCTCTTCGAAGGACGTAAGATCTTCCCGGAAAACTTCGTACTGAAGCACTATCCCTTCCGGTCGACGGCCCACGCCGTCCGGAAGCTGAAGGCGCGCCGCGAGCGCTATGCGGCCGCGGAACTGGCGCGCGCCTGGCATGTCCAATACGCCGGCATCGAACGCTTCGAGCTGGCAAGCACAAAGGAGCTTTCACTGTGGCCTCCACAATCTGCACGTTGAGCGGCTTCCCGGATCTGTTCGAGGGCTTTGCCGAGTCGGTCGAGCGCTTCCACATGCAAGAGCCGAAGGTGATTGTTACCAGCCGCGGATTTGAAGTGGAACGCCCGGGCTGGCGAGCGATCGCCGGACCTGCTCCGTTCATCTTCTCCCGCAATGCGAATCTTGCGATTCGCTTGGCATGGGACCACGGCGGACACATTCTGCTGGTGAACGATGACGTGCGGCTTGAGGCCCCGCTTGTGACCGGCCTGGAAGCCGTCCTCCAGGACAATCCGCAGGTCGGAATCGCCGCGCCGATGGTCTACGGCCTCAGCGCGGACGGCCGCGAGGTACCGGCGACCGGCAACGCCCTGCAGATCCGGCAAGCCGGCCAGCGCCGCGACACCGTCGTACTCAGCGAGGAGCGGATTCCCTTCATCTGCGTCATGCTTCGACGCGAGATGGTCGCCCAGGTGGGGCAGCTCGACGAAGGCTTCACAGGGTATGGCGGCGACGACACCGACTACTGCCGGCGAGCGCAGCAGAAAGGCTGGAAGCTGGCGATCACGCGCGCCCTGTGCGTTCGCCACGGTCTGCCCGGACAGTTGCCCTTCTCCAGCTCGTTCCTACGCGTCATGTCGCCGGCCCAGCGCGCCGCCAGCATGGCCAGGATGGACGAGCGTGAGCGCGCCAAAAGCAAAAGCGCTCGACCCTGACCGGGTCGAGCGCTTTGCACCCAAACGCCAACTGTCACCGCGCGCTAGCTTAGCAGGGCGGCACGTACGTTGTCCAGCGAATCGCGCCTGTGCGCCAATCGACCTCGGCGCGGGTGAATGGCCGGCCGTCCGGAGCGATCAGCGGGCTGTCGAGCGCCGGCCTGGCGAGCGCGCTGGCGACCGCGGCAGCCAGTGCTTCGAAGTGCAGGGGCGAGCCGGGCTTCATCGTTCCTGCTCCTCGGGCGTGTACATCGGATTGTCGGTCGAGCCGATGCGGCGGTGCGAGGCCGGCTCGATCGCCCGCCAGATCCGCAGGGCCACCAGGCCAAGAACGATCGCGCAAGTAAGTGTCATGTTGGTACATCCTCCTGCCATTGAGCTTCGCTCCGGATGGCCCATTGGCGAATAGGCCGAAAGTAACGTCTCGGATGGCGAAACGCCTTAGGAGAGGAGCTGCTGGAGCTGCTCGGCCACATCCGCAGGCGCGGGCGCAAACGGCTCGTGGCCCGACTCGTAACGCCGCATCTGTCGGTGGCCAGCCCGGGCGCAGACGCTCTCCGCGTGGATTCGCGCGACCATCCGGATCGGGTCGCAGCCGTCGGCGGTGGTTACGCGTTCACCCCGCTGGAAGATGGAGTCTGCGCCGATCATCTCGTCGGCCCAGGGCTTTTTCGCCCACAGAACCGCGTCGAACATAAGCGAGGCTCCGATCGCATAGCCCGGCTCGCCGGAAAACCGCCAGGCGCGCCCGTCGCGCTCGTCGAGGAAATACATCGAGTGATACCCGGCGATCCGGCCGCCGAGCGCATCGAGCATTCCCACCTGGTGCTCGATCCTCTGCGGGTGCGACCAGTCGTCATCATCGAATATCGCGAAGTAGTCGAGCCTTCCGAGCCAGCGCATCGCCAGGTGCCCGGCCAAATTGATCAGCGCGCCGTAGGTGGCCGCGGCGACCGAAGGGACATGCACCAGGCGCACACGCTCGTCGAGCTGCATCTTGCGCGGCGGTGAGGCTCTCTTGCCGCTGTCCAGGATGAGCAGGTAACGGTTCGGGTAGGTCTGCGCTAAGAACTGCGCGAGTACTTTGCCGGCAAGCATCGGCCGGTTGGCGGTCACCATCAAGCCGCAGACCGAGGGCGGGCCCGGAGCTTTCGGAACGGAGATGTACCCTGGCACCTTCACGAGAGGTTTTCGGTGATCTCCAGCTCCAGGAGCCTGCAAAATAGGCGCGCCGTGCCGGTCACTGGCAGATCCATTTCGTTGATCGGCAGCACGCGCATGATGCCGTGCGCGGCCGGCCAGTCTCGGTAGGGAACCAGGAAGCCTCGGAGGCTGGCGGTATCGGCGATCGCGTCTTGCTCGCGCGGCGCGAACTGGCGGAATTGCACCTTCCAGATGCGCGTGCCTTCGTCGGCCTCGGTGTCCTGGGTAAGGAGCGGCTCGTTGCCAATAATCTGAAACACACAGTGCCGCCCGGTGGTTTTCGGTGGAGCCATGAGCGCATAGATGGCCTGGCCCAGGCTGGTCGGGTTGCCGCTCGTCAGGATCTGGTGCAGCCAGGTCGAGATGTCCATCGCGCGTCAGTCTAACAGCTTGCCAAGCGCATCGGCGAGGACCTGGTCCGCATCGCGCGCCACTTGATCGAATGCCGGCCGCAGGAAGGGTTGGGCCGCGTCGTTGTGGTTGCCGAACTCGACGTCAGGCGCATACGGCACTTCCTCGTCGCGCGTTCCGAACAGCGCCGCGGGCTCGCCGTTTTTCTCGTAGCTGTGAGAGAAGATCTTCTCCTTCAGCTCGCCCGGAACGACACCTTTCTCTGGCGGGCCAGCATAGACCGGCGCCAGCGAGCGAGCGATGTCGCGGCCGCGCTCGGCGAGACTGCCGAGCTCGGGCTGGAGCGTCGTGGCCTGGAGCGCGGCATCCACCCTGTCGAACAGGTCGAGCGCCTCGGGAAGGCCATCAAGCCGGATTCCCATTGGCCACCCTCTCGAATTGTTCGGCCAGCGAAGGATCGCAGACCGATTCGAGCACCATGCCCTCCCCGCGCCGGCGCAATCGGAACACGTGGTTGGGCGGAATGTCGGCCAGGATTCGGAACACCTCGGTCCAGCTCATACCCGGCACCAGCTCGCGCCAGACATCGGCTCCGCTGTGGCGGTCCAAATCGGCCACCAGCGACCTGGCCTCCGGCTCTGCCCGCCCGATCCCCTCGGAGAACTGGCCGGCCTGTCCGAGCTGGCGGTCCAACTCGGCCGCCACCGACCTGGCTTCCTGCTCTGCCCAGCGCTCCATCTCCTCGGAAAACTCGCCGTCCTGTCCGACGCCATCCGCGAGCACGCGCACGAACAGCCGGATGCCACGCGCCAGCACGCGCCACTTTTCGTCAGCCTGCATGGGAGCGATTCTAACGAATCAGGCGGCAGGTGAGCTCGATCTTCGTCCGCGCGAAGGACACCTCGTCGACCGAGATGATCTCGTACTCCTCGCTCGCCAGCCGGTGCTTCACGCGCATGCCCTCGACTGGAATCCTCGAAGGGAAGTAGCGGATCGAGATCGTGGCCCACACCTCGCCCAGCTTGGTGAGCGCATCGCGGGTCTCCTGGCCCTGGTACTTGCTCACGTTCGCGAACAGCGTGTACACCAGCGTCGGTGCAACGGCCGCGCTGGCCGGATCGACGGGCGCTCCGGTCGCATCGAGCGCCGGCGAAACGGCATAGAAGTCGCAGACCTGGTCGAAGTAGCCCGGCTGGAGCGCGAGGTCGCCCTTTCGGAGTTCGATGGGCATCAGAACAACCGGATGTTGCGGAGGAGGTCGTCAACGCCGATCGCCAGGCGCTCGCTTGGCCGCCCGACCACGGTCACCGCCGCGCCCTGCTCGTACTGGTGCCCGATCAACAGCCGCATGGCGGCGAGAAGTGCCGGCGGCAGCGGGCGCAGCTCGGGCGAGGCGTTGGTCACAAAGCCGACCGTAAGGTCGAACTGGACGGCGTCGGCCATCTGCAGGACCACGGGCGGCCAGATGTGCGACCACGGCAGCACCAGCTCGCTCGGCTTACGCCACAGCCGAGCCAGGATGTCGGGCACTGGCTGCGTAGTTGAGTCTCCTACCGTCAGCGGGTGGGCCTGGCCGTCTACCGTGATGTACCTGGAAGCGTCGACCGATTGCACCGGCCAGATGGGCAGCCGGATCCGGTCGGCCGAAGGGAACTGCTGCAGGTTCACGCGAACCTTTTGCTGCATAACGGGAAGCCCATAGGTGTACTCGATGTAGCTTCGCGCGCCGGCGATGTACTCCGTGACGTTCGCATCAAAGTCCGTGACGTCGAGCGGAATCCGGAGGTGTTGCTTCGCCTGGTCGAGCGTCAGCGGTTCGCTGGCGGGCGGTTGGAGCATCTGGAGGTTCCAGTCGCCATCGAGTACTCGCAGCATCTCAGCTCCTCGGAGGCCGCGTCACGCTGCGCTCGGGCGCTCGACGGGTCGCGGTCGATAGTTGCTCTTGGTGGGGATCGCCAGGCATCGGCACCGCCACGCCCTTCTCAACCAGGGCCCGGGCGGCCACATCGCCGAGCGTCACCGTTTGGCCGCGGTGGTACTGGCCGCAGTCCTCCAGGAATACGATTCGCACGCGGTGTGGGCTCCTTTTACCCGGGCCGGCCCTGACGGTTTCCCGCCCGAGCCGACCCGGCCCTCACACAGAACGCAGCTCCCTGGCGCGGAACTGCCCCTGGATCGGAAGCAGAATAGCAGTTAGCTTGTCGCCGAAACAAGCGCTTGGATCGGGTGCTGGCCGGCGTCAACCAGCCGGGCGTCCGCGCGCGTGAATCCGACGAAGCCGACCTGCAGGCTGTCCGCATAGCGCTCGGTCAGGCGCAGCAAGGTGAAATCCTTGATGTTGCGGACGAAGAAGTTGCGCCAGTTGCCGTACAGCACGCACTGGTTGCCGACGAGCGGCGAGCCGGCGCTGCCCGGGCTGGGCATGTCGTTGTTGATGATGATCGGCTGCCCCAGCAGCTTCTCGGGCTCGTCCTCCTGGAGCGTCGTCAGATAGTCCAGGATCAGCGGGCGGCCGTTCGAATCGACCAGCTTCAGGATGCCCGCGAGGGTCGTATCGTTCATCATCCACTTCGCCCCGACGCGATAGGCGCGGTTCACAGCGTATTTGAGCGCCACCAGGTCGTTGTACTGCGGAGCGCCGCTGTGGCCGGTGGTGGTGGTCGCGCCGGTGGTCGCATCGATCAGGATGCCGCGCGGGCCGTTCGTTCCGTTGTAGTTGGTGAACTCGTCGTTGTAGATGCGGCCGATCCGCACAGCGAGGAGCTGCACCAGCTCGGCCTCGAGGTCGATCCCGGTGTCCTGCAGCAGCTCGACCGGAACGAGGATCAGGTCCGACGAGTACTTCCACGCCTTCATGATCACCTGGCCGAAGCTGACCTGGGTGTTCGTCACGCCGGTGTTTTCCGCCAGGCGCCGGCCCTTGTTCGACGTATCGTCGGTGGTGGGCATCGGCAGGTCCTCGCCCGAACTGGTCGTTAGCAGGCGTGGCTGGGCCTCCATAATGCCGGCGTAGTACTTGAGCGCCACCTGCAGCTCCGCGAGGAAGCCCTGGGGCACCGTGTAAGCGCCGAGGTTGCCGGTCACATCGGACTGCGCGGCGCGGCGTTCGAGGCCGCCGCCGAAGCCGAAGTCGCGGCGCGCCACTTCGAGGCGCGACTCGCCGAGCGCGGCCCGCTCTTCGGCGCTGAGCTGTGCGGGCCCGAAGCGCAGGAACGCGGAAAAGGAACTAAAGCGCTTGGCTTCCTTCTCACTCATTTCCTTCCACTCGTGGTCGCCGACCACCGCCGGCTTGCTGTCGGAGCGCAGCGAGCGCGACGCCAGCAAAAAGCGACGGAAGAAGCCGCGCTGTTCGTCGACATCGACGCCCGTCTCCTCCTGCGCCGCTCCGCGGCGGTCGTTGATCGCTGCCTGCACCTCGGCGAGGCTCTCCTCGCGCTTCAGCGTCTCGCGCCCGTCGCGGATCTCCGCATAATACCGGTCATACTCCTGCTGCTCTTCGCCCGACATGTTGCGCTTCTCTGTCTGGGCCTTTTTGACGAGGGCCGCCGCCTTGTCCACAGCGGCCCCGATGCTCTGTCGCAATTCCAAAACGCGATTCATTTTGGGTTGTTCTCTCCTGGCTTAGGATTCGCGGACTAAGTCGAGCTCGCGCAGCCGGTGCTCGAGGTCCCAACTCCAGGCCTCTGCATCGGCGGCGTCCGCTCCATCCGGGCCGCTCCGGATTTCCTCGAAGATGTCTGCCAGCTCGCGAGCTGCTCGCACGCTGGCGTCGGTTTGGGTGTACGCAGGGTACGTCACCACCGAGACATCAAATAGCTTTACGTCCGTCAGGGTCCGCGTGATGTTGCCGGCGGCGTCCTGTGTGATCGTGTGCGCGCGGCGCTGGAAGCCGAAGCTGCACTGGTCGATATCGCCGCGCTTCATCGATACGATCAGGTCGCGGCACATCTGGGTGTCGGGTGGGACCACCCGAAACGCCAGGCCGACGGAGTCCTCCACCAGCGCCAGCGTGTTGTTCGAGCGCCCGGGCTTCGATCGTCCGAGCAGGAGGTTTTCGTCGTGGTTCACCAGCGCGCGAATATCGTCCTCCGGGATTGTCCGCGTAAATGCGCCAGGGGCCACGCGCTCGGTGAAGTAGCCCAAGTCTGCAGGCTGGTTGAACACCGCCGCGTGGCCGCAGATCATCGGCATGCCGCCTTCGCCATCGCCGTCGCGGACCTCGAGGTCGATCACCGGAATGGTGCGGCGCTCGACGCGCGCCTCGCGCCTCACCATCTCGAGGTTGGCAGCGATGAGCGCGCTCTCATAGTCGCGCTCGCTCTTCAGCTCGGGCACGTTCTCGCCGGCGTCCTTGAGGTGCTTGGCCGCGTGGGCGTGGACGCCCTTCCGGTCGGCCTCCGGAATCTTCGCGCCGCCGCGGCCGCCATTCAGCGCTCCGATGATGGCGACGCAGGCCTTCACGTTGGCCGAGCCGATCGCGCCGTCCCCAGACACCTCGTGGTGCGGGAATTTATAGGTGCCCTTCTTGGTCGGGTCGCCGGCGGCGTCGTACCAGGCGAAGCATTTCTCGTAATAGCCTTTGGACTGGTCGGGCTTCAGCCGGCTTTCATTGGCCTGTCCGTCCCACGGACCCTTACTGGTCGGCGTGCTGTGCGGCGCGATCGCGGGCATGGTCTCCTCCTTCGTGCATCGGAACGAGCATGTAACGTACGCTCTTCTTCGCCTTGGGCTTGAGCGGCGCGACGCCAGGCGGCATGGGCGTCGATTGCTTGGCCTTGGGCTTCAGCGGAGACGTGCCAGGCACCGGGCCGCCGCCCTCGACGAGGTCCTCTTCGTCGTCGATCACCTCCGGGTCCTCGGAGTCCGGCGAGCCCTCGCCGGCGACGACCACGTTCAACGGTTGCAGGTACTCATCGCCCCAGGGCTCCTCGATCAGGTTCTCGCCCTCGGCTTCGAGGATCATGTTGGGCGTCAGCCAGCCGCCCAGCCGGCCGATGTTGTAGGCCTGATATCGCGTCAGCTTGTCACCGCGGGTGAGGTTGGCGGTGTACCATGCCAGCTCGATCGATGCCTGCTCGCGCTCGGAGAGGAGCTGGGCGGTGCATTCTGCCTTCCAATTCTCGAACCAGTCCGCCATGCACGTCTCGTTGAACTCGATGGCTTGATGCTCGATGTTGGAGAACGTCGCGCGGCTCAGCTCGGCGACCATGTGTGGGGGCACGCCGAACAGGCGAGCTATGTCGATCACCTGGAATTGCCGGGTTTGCAGGAACTGCATGTCTTCGGGCGGAATTCCCACCGCGTGGTACTGCATGCCTTCTTCGAGCACGCCGAGTCGGTGCGCTCCCTGCAGCCCGCCGTAGAGATCGTTCAGGGTCTCTGCGATGTTCTTCTTGGCCTCTTTGCTCAAAGCCTGCGGATGGGACACCCACCCGCCAATGTGTACGCCCTGGTCGAAGTAGCGGCCGCCGTACTCCTCCGCGGCCTGAAGCAGGCCGACGCTTTGCCGCGCGCTCCGGATCGGCCCTAGGCCCTCGAGGCCATCGGTCTCGAGGCCGCGCAGGTGCAGGATCTCCCACGAGCCGAACCGCTCGATCCGGCCGTCCAGGGTGCGGTACTCGTAGATCACTCCGGTCGTTTGACCGCGCTGGCCGGTGGCCACCTTGGGCCTCATCCGGTCGGGCCGCAGCGGCCAGAGGTTCTGTACCTGGCCGCGGCCGTTGATATCGATCCAGGAGTAGCCGTTGCCCCAGATGCATGTATGCGTCTGCATCAAGCGCTTCCAGCGGTACGACGACATGAACGGATTCGCCTCGCGGTTGAACACCGGCCAGAGGTAGTGATCGCGAGCCAGCTTCTTGCCACTCGCAATGCGCTGGTATGGAGAGAAAGGCGTGCGCGCCAGTGTTCCAGAGATGATTGCAACGCAGCGCCACACCGCCGCGCTCTGGAGCGCGCTCATCTCTGTGACGTTCTTGCCCGAGTAAGAGCGCTCGACCTCAAAAATTCGGTCCCACGACGTGCGCGGGTTTTCGAGGCTCGCGCCGGGCTGGGCGGATGGGACCTGGTCGCGTTGCGCGGGCGGGCTCCACATGTCACCGAAGCCAGGCCCTGCTAAACCGCGGAGCGTCTCAATCACGCGCACCGCCCGAGAACCAGCAGCAGCAGGACGATGCCGATCACGGCAAACAGCGCGGCGTCAGAGACGGGATTCGGCGGCCTCAGCCACTCACGATTCCGCGAGTCTCGTAGACGCTGGGCCGATGGAACATCGCTCGCGAGAGTGCAAGGATCATGGCCACCGCGCCGTCCACCCGCTTTGAGGACTGGAATCGGTTCGGCTTTACGGGGCGAACAGAATCGTTGCCGTCCGAGCGCACCCGAAGGCAACTCATGTTCCAGTTGAGGAGCGGATGATTCTCGTGGCGGAAACGGCCCTGGAGCGTCATGGCGAGCAGTTGCTTGGTCGGCTCGCTCATGTGCGTATAGCGCTGTGGCACCGGAATGCACGTAACCCCCACCTCCTCAGTCAGCTCGATTGAGAGCTGCAGCGCATGCGCGGGGTCGAACGCGACGGCCATGACCTGAAAGACATCGGCCGCCCAGGCGATCTTCCTTTTGACGTCGCGGAGATCGATAACATCGCCCTCAGTCAGCTCCAGGAATCCCTGCGACGCCCACGTCGCATAGGGAACCCGGTCCCCTAGCTCACGCTCTCGCACGCGGTCTTTCGCCATCCAGAAAAACGGCAGGACGTCAAAAGTGCCATCCGCGTCCGGAAACAACAGAACCAGGGAAGTGAGGTCGGTTCTCTCGCTTAGATCGAGTCCAAGATAACACGCGCGCTCTATTATCGGGCGGCGCTCACCTCCGCAGGCCTTCCAGGCTTCGAGCGGCATCCACTCGGTTTCGGTCGAGCTCCAGATGCCCAGGTGATAGCGCTTGAAGCCAGGCATCAGTTGGGGCATGTCCTTGGCTTCCTTCGCGGCGCGCGCCAGCACGCTCGAACGCAGGAATCCCCCGTTGATGTCGAGCGAAGGGTTGGCCTTGGCCCAGGTCGCCGGCAGCATCGGGTCGTCATCCGGGTCCGCGGCGTAGATCCGGCCCAGAAACGAAGGGTCGCTGAACAGCCCCTTGGCGATCGCGACCGTGCGCTCGTGTTCGAGCCAGGCGAGCGGCGACTCGTCCTGCGTCGAGCCCGCTGTGGTGATTTCGACGATCAGCGGTTGCCGGCGCGCGATGGTTGACTTGGTCAACACGTCGAGCAGCTCGTGGCTCTTGCCTGTCTTCCAGCGGTGCAGCTCGTCGATGATGACACCGTGGGGGTTGATGCCGTCCTGCACGCCGCCGTCGGCGCTGACCGCGGCCAGGAAGCTGTTCACGTCATTGCGCTTTACGATGCGCTTTGTCGAGCGGAGGACCTTCAGCTCGCGCCGCAACACCGGTGATGCCTCGACCATGGCCGCAGCGACCCGGAACACGATGCCGGCCTGCTCCTTGGCGGTCGCCGCGAGGTAGATTTCGGCGGCCGGTTCTTGGTCGGCTATCAGGAGATAGAGCGCGATGCCGGCTGCGATTTCGCTCTTGCCGTTTTTCTTCGCCAGCTCGAGGTATGCGCGTTTGATGACACGCATGCCCTCCTCGTCGACGGTGCCGAATATCTGACGGAGCCACTGGCGCTGCCAGGGAATCAGCAGGAAGGGCGCCAGCCTTTCCTTCGGATGCACCAGAATCCGCTCGAAAAATCTGCAGACCGCGGTTGCTTTAACCGGGTCGAACAAGGGCGGCTCGCGCCCAGGCTTCGCGTGTGAGGGTCACTGCACCATACCGTCCGACTCGAAGGTCTCCGGGTCGCCGGCGAGCAGCTCGTCGATCGACGGCGCACGAGCGGTCTGCACGCCGTCCTCGCGCAGCAACCGTTCGCGCGCCGCCGGCGTCAAGCCGAACTCCGCTCCAATCCTGAAGATCAGCTCGGCCTGGCGATTCATGATGCCGATCAGCGGATTGACTATTGGCGCGCCCCCAGGCGTCTTCATCACCATGCGCTTCGACGCGTCCAGCGAATCGAACTGTCGCTTGGCTTCGACGTAGAATCCGATCGCGCTCGCCATGCAGGCGAGCATGTGCTCATCGATGGTCTGGAGCACGCCGAGCTGGTCGAGCTGCGCGCATAGCTTGCGCCAGTGTATCCGGTCTGGCTTGGGCATCCAGCTCGGACACTTCGGGATGCGCGAGGGCATCTGAAGGAGCTTCGAGTTGAGTGGGCGGCGGCCGCGGTTGCCCTCCTGGGCCTTGATCTTACTCGGCTTGGGGGGCCGGCCCATCTTAGGACAGCACCCCCTGTTCGGTGGCCACCTGGTCGCAGTACTCCAGGATCAGTCGCTCGCTCGCGTGCGAGCCGTCCCATTCGCCCGCGAAATCCGGGCCGGCGCCTCGCTTCGGAGAGTGAAACGACACTTGCCCGTTCGGCAGTTCGATATACAAAACCCAGGAGGGCGCATCACCGAAAGGCACGCTTGGGTCTGGTTTCCACCCCCACGCTGCAACGAGATCCGGATGGGCCATAAGCACCTCGCAGCATTGTCCCATCGACCACGATTTGACGTCGTACGCAGCGCCACGATACCGGCGACTATAGCGCTTGGCCCGCGTTGACGTTTTCTGCGCCCGAAACAGCGCCACGGCCAGGCGGCCGCGGACACCCAGCTTGCCGAGGGCATCGTAATAGGCCCGCGTGACATCTCCGTTCGACTGGTCGAACACCTCGCGGGCTGTCACGCCAGGGTCTCCTCTGCGATCGCGTCTTGGCCTTCGAGCTGGCGGCCCTGCATCACATGCTCGAACGTGGCCCGGCTGCCTGGCTGGCGCTCTGCCGAGCCGTCCGCCTTGTGCACCAGGTAGCTGTCGAGCGTGGCCTCTTTGCCCGTGAACTTTTGCCAGCGCCGAACGATGATGTCGCAGAACCGCGGCTCGATCTCCGTCGAGGCGCAGCGCCGGTTTTGCTTTTCGGCTGCCACGATCGTGGTGCCAGATCCTCCGAAAGGCTCGTAGACGTCTCCGCGGTGATTCGCGATCGGGCGCTCCATCAGGACCACCGGCTTTTGGGTCGGGTGATCCCACTTCTCCTCGGTCGAGCCGGCCATGATCTGCTTAGGGCTCGCTGCCTCCCACACGGTGGTCTGGTCCTTGGGCCCGACAAACCCGACACGCTGGCCGACCTTGACCGCGAACCAGCAGGGCTCGTGCTTCCAGTGGTACGCCTGGCGTGACATGGCAGCGACGGTCTTCAGCCAGATGATCTGCTGTTTGAGGTCGAAGCCGATGCGGACCAGGCCCGCGGCGACGTCGAGCGTCTTGCTGGTTGCATGCCATACATAGGCGACGCGCAGGGCTGGCACCAGCTCGAAGGCCGCGCTCCAGTCGGCCTGGTCGTCTCCCGAGATCGACGTGGTGGAGTGTCCGGGTTGGCGCACGTGCTTTTGCATGTACGAACGCGCGGCAGCGCCTTTCGAATTGTGGCCGGCGCGATCGCGCCACTCCATCTCGAGGTTGACGCCGTAGGGAGGGTCTGTCACCAGCAACTCGGGCCGGATGTCGCCCAGCACCAGAGAGACGATCGCCGCGTCGGTGCAGCTCCCACAGATCAGCCGGTGGCCGCCCAGCATCCAGAGGTCTCCTGGACGGGTGACTGGCGCGCCCTGCTCGGGCAGCTCGTCCTCGCCGGCGGCAGCGGTGACTCCCTTGATGCCCATCAAATCCTCGGCGTCAAAGGCGGTGAACGCCGCGACATCCAGGGCCTGCAGGTCGCCGAGCTCGGCGGCAAGCATCTGCTTATCCCAGGTCGCCTCTTCGTGTGATCGATTGTCCGCCAGGCGATAGGCGCGCTTCTGGGTCTCTGTGAGCTGGTCCTCGATCTTCACCGGCGCCACCTCGAGCTTCAGGTGGAGCGCGGCCAGGCGGCGGACGTGGCCCACGAGGATGATGCCGTTCTCATCGACCACGATCGGCTGCTGCCAGCCGAACTGCTTAATCGATTCGGCGACCTTGAGGACCGCGGCTTCCGGGATCTTCCTCGCGTTGCGCGGGTAAGGCTTGATCCGGTCGAGGGGCCACTGTTCGATTTTCATAGGCTTACGGGGCATAATCGCACGCCGCGCCGCGGGCTGCCAAATCGGGCGGTTGACTTCATAAGCGCGCAGAGTGATCGATGGACAGCGCTCTTAAGGAGCGCCAGAAACGAAAGGAGAATCCGAAATGAAAAATACCAGAAAAAAGGGCCAGGGCCTGGCCGCAGCCAAGAAGAAGGAGCGGAAGCCCGCGAGCGCCCCAGCCAAGAAGCCCGCGAGCGCACGCCTGACAAAATTCGACGAGGTGGTGGAGCTGATGCGCCGGGACGGTGGTGCGACGCTCGCCGAGATCATGAAGGCCACCGGATGGCAGGCGCACAGCGTGCGCGGGTTCATCGCCGGCACGCTGAAGAAGAAGGGTATGGTGGCCGCCAGCGCCAAGAACGAAGCCGGCGAGCGCGTTTACTCGCTTGGACAGGCAGCCAATTGTGTCAACTGAAGTTGACGCTGGGCGCGTTGTGTCAACCGAAGAAGTGATCGAGTAGACACGACCGACGCGGCACTCAAAAGAAAGCCGTAGAGCGCCAACTCTACGGCTTCCAAAACTTTATCGGCCCACCCCGGCCTCGGTGCGCGTTCGGCGCTCGTGACGCCCTTTTCGCATCCTCAGCTTTAGCCTGAGCCGAGCGATTAGGGCTTTTTTTACGGCCGGACCGAGAAACGAAATGGATTATCCGCCATCTAATTCCAAGCTGGCCGGCGAGGGGTTGTGCGCCGCGCCCAGCTCTCACAAACCCTGGCGCAGGAGCGTAGGGCGGGCAGCACACTGGCGAACCCCCCTGGCTCGCTTTAAAAACGACGAAAGGCTCCCGCCCTTGCCGCCGGCGTACCCAACTACCCCCCTCCTAACCCCCCATCGAGACGCCAGCGGCGCGACGTGGCGCGCCCTGTGCGCGAGGGCGGGCTAACGTCGAGGCGTCTCAGGGAGTTACCGCCAACTTCGAGCCCCAAAAGCCCGGCGAGCCCCCCCCCGGTCCGAGTTTCGCGAAATTGTCTGCGCGCC